AGACAACATCTGGGGAATGGGCAATGTAATAATTGCAGAGGCGTCACCAGAAACAATGACGTATGTAGCGGGATACGTGACAAAAAAAGCCTACGGCAACGACACAAAACGATACAATGAGCTAGGGCTACCAGCGCCTTACTGCTGCATGTCACGAAATCCGGGTCTAGGATACGACTACTACCAAGAGCACAAAGAGCAAATGTACAAAGACGATGGGCTATATTTTAACGGCAAAAAAAGACCCATTCCAAGGTACTTTGACAAGATGCAAGAAGCTGAGAATCCCAAAAGGCTATGGGAAGTCAAAGAAAAAAGGCAGTCAAGCGCAATAAATGCACTTAAAGTAAAAATGTCAAACACAGACGTGACCATAGAGCAGCAAGGGAAAATTAAAGAAAAGAATCTCAGAGAACGCTTTAGTAAAGCAAGGGGAATTCTCTAAATGGTGTCAGTGGGCCTAATCCTATCAAGAAACGATTAGGCCCACAACTAAACTTCACAGCTATTCGTGGCTAAACAAAAGCATCATAAAAACAAAAAGGGGTCTCCCGTCGCCACGGGAGACCCCTTTCGTATACGCCCCTCGTAGGGGCTACCGAGGGACGAAGCGAATCACAAGCTCAATCACAGTACACGCGCACGCACGCGCGAAACGCGCACGCACGCACGTGTATTTGCAAACATCATCTATTATATATAACTTGTTGTAGTAGTAGTAGTAGGGAGTGTTGAAATGTTGAATACTATGAATTTTTATCCTTGGAACGATATTTTTTGGCTAATTTTAATGTTAATACTTTTGTGGATAACTTGTTGAATTGTTGAAAGTGTAGCAATATGCACAAAACCATTTGTGCAACTTTTTGTGGAAAACCTGTTGAAAGTGTTGAAAGTGTTGAAAACTGTGGTTAAAGGCAGTCCGGAGAGCGAAACCAGAAAGTCACGTCATGCTCTTCGTACGGCGCACCGCGCCTAGCGCATGACCTCAAAGAAAAGTTTAAAAAACCTATTGACAAAAGAAGAACCATGTGGTATATAGAGCAATAAAAGGAGTGCAGAATGGACGATAGAGCATATTATGAGCTGTATAAAGGGCACAGAGAACCAAAAACAGATGATGAATATGAATACATCATCAAAAAGCTTTACAGGCAGCTCAAAAAAGCGTATACTGTAGAAGAGGCGAAAGCCATCATAGAAGAAATCTACAAATACAAAGGCCAAAAGGCAGAAATGGAGTTGAACAAATGGCATTAATCAGTGTAAAGGACGTTAAGAACGCCATCAAAATCATGATGGAAATTCTCGAAAAGCTGGACGCGATTTATCACGCGCTGCACGACAAGGAGGATGAAAGCAATGGCAAAACGTACAAAGATGACCAGCAGTAAGGACAAAAAAGTCTTTACCCAGACGGCAAAGAAGACTAAGGCCGTCAACGTAAGCCCGAAAAACATGCGAGGAGGCACGAGACTGTAATGCTTAAAAAATATTATGCAATTTACGACAAAGTGGCCAAGAGCTACAGCGGACTTTTCGAGCAGCAGAACGACGCAGTCGCAAGCAGACTCTTTGAGAGCCAGCAGAAGAACAAAGACAGCTTCATCAGCGTGAAGCCGGAGGACTTCCAACTGCACTATATCTGCACCATGGAGGACGAAACCGGCCAAATCATCGATAACACCAAAATGCTGGTGTGTGAGGGCAAGCCCAATGAGTGAGTTTAGAAGCGCATACAGCGGCCACGTGAGGCATACGAGTCTGACCGGGGACGGACACGAACCCGAATACGAGTACAAAGTAACCGAAACCGGCAGGGAGCTGGTGAAAACCGGCGAAAACGACGTCTATGCACTCATCCAGAGCCGACTGGATGAAACCAAAATCGAAAACATCATCAAAAGAGCGACCTACGACCCGACTGCACTGGGCAGTTTTGACTGGACGAACAGCGAACAGATGGTGGACATCACCGACGCGCCGACGGACTATCACACATGGTACAACCGCATCGAGGACGCAAAAAAGCAGTTTGAAGCACTGCCTATCGAAATCAAAAACAAATGGGACAACGACGTGGAAAAGTACGTCATGGCCTACGGCACAGCAGAATGGGCCGACAAGATGGGTCTCCTGAAGGAAGAAAAGCCGGCTGAAAACGCGACAGAGAAAAAGGAGGCAGCAGAGTGAACCGCAACAGTGAATACAACTTTGCACAGAATCCGCAAGTAGGAGTAAGCCGAAGCAGATTCCAGCGCAACAGCGACAGCAAAACCACCTTCAACACGGGCGACCTCATCCCGATTTATCTGGATGAGGTATTACCAGGAGACACGCACGAAATCGACATGGCCTGTGTCATGCGTATGGCAACGCCCATCTTTCCTGTCATGGACAATGCTTTCTGCGACTTCTACTTCTTCTTCGTGCCGAACAGACTGCTGTGGGAACACTGGAAAGAGTTTATGGGCGAAAACAAAGAAACCGCATGGACGCCTAAAACAGAGTACAGCGTCCCGCAGGTCACAGCACCGGCAGAAGGTTGGGAAGAAGGAACTCTGGCGGACTATCTTGGTCTGCCTACCAAAGTAAAGGGCATAAGCGTGAGCGCTCTGCCGGGCCGGGCATACGGCCTTATCTATAACGAGTGGTTTCGAAACCAAAACGTGACACAACCGACACTTGTAGAGGTAACGGACGCAACCACAACCGGCAAAAACGACGGCAGCAAAACCAACGACAGCGCAATCACGCTAGCAAAGCCTCTCAAAGCGGCGAAGGTGTTTGACTACTACACCGGAGCGTTGCCGGAGCCGCAGAAAGGCGAGCCGATTCAGCTACCTCTGGTAGGAGCAGCACCGATAAAGGCATACAGCGAGAAAGAGCTGAAAAACGTAAGAAACACGTTTACGTGGATAGCATCGGCAAATCCCATCGAAGTAGCAAACGTGAACAAAGACGGAACAATAGCAAACGGTCTGCCGACCAACTCATACATGGGTGCAGACCTTAGCAGCGTCACCGCAGCAACCATCAATCAACTCCGACAGGCATTCCAAATTCAGAAGCTGCTGGAAAAAGACGCACGCGGCGGCACGAGATACCGCGAAGTGTTGAGAGAGCACTTTGGAGTTATCTCACCTGACAGCCGGATGCAGATTCCGGAGTATCTGGGCGGCTACAGACTGCCTATTAACGTGTCTCAGGTTATCCAGACCTCTTCGACCGACAACACGAGTCCGCTGGGCAACACGGCAGCGCTGAGCGTAACCACGATGAACAAACCTATGTTTACCAAGTCCTTTACGGAACACGGCTTTATCATGGGACTCGCAGTGGTACGAACCGACCAGACCTATCAGCAGGGCATCGAACGCATGTGGAGCCGCACCGGACGATATGACTACTATTGGCCGGTACTGGCAAACATCGGCGAACAGGCCATTCTCAACAAAGAAATCTATGCACAGGGCAACACAAAGGACAATGAAGCATTCGGCTATCAGGAAGCATGGGCCGACTATCGGTATAAGCCGAGTAAGGTTACTGGCCTGTTCCGAAGCAACGCAAAACAGAGTCTCGATGCATGGCACTATGCACAGGACTACGACGCACTGCCTACTCTGAGCACCGCTTGGATGGAACAGGGCGAAGCCGAGATGAAGCGAACTCTTGCAGTACAGTCTCAGCCGGACTTTATCGCAGACTTTTACTTCATGAACAAAACAACGCGGTGTATGCCGGTGTACTCCATTCCGGGACTCATCGACCATCACTAAGAAAGGAGGAAGCCGGGGCAAAACCCGGCTATTTTAGTACATGTCATTTTTAGCAGCACTAGCAACAGGCGCAAAATTACTAGGCGGCGTGAGCACGCTCGTAAACGCAGGAACAGGCATTTACAACGCGCTTAAAGGCACATCGGGAAGCGGTTGGTCGGCAGCAAACAGTTACAACCAAGCACACGGCGAAGGCGGGTCGACCATGACCAGCGAAAGTGGCGTCAATATGGGACAGACGCAGGAGCTTGCAAAATACTTCCTTGGGCAAAGTCAGCAAGCGCAAGGAATGCAGAGTCAGCAAAACAATAAGAACTCCCTCTTGGCACTAGGCTTAAACACTCTAGGAGCTATCCAACAGGGCGTTTATAATCGCATCCAGCAGGATGCGGCCATGTCCTACAACTCAGCAGAGGCGGCGGCAAACAGGGCATGGCAGGAGCGTATGAGCAATACAAGTTACCAAAGAGCAATGGACGATATGAAAAAAGCGGGCTTAAATCCAATACTCGCATACCAGCAAGGTGGAGCAAGTACACCAGGCGGAGCACAAGGAACCATTGGACAGAGCAGCATGAGCGCACCAAGCGTCGGGACGCAATCAGCTAGTATGCCAACAATATCCGGCACAGTAGCAAACTACAGCAAAACCAAGGCTGAAAGCTGGAACTGGACAGACTCGAAAGGCGAGATGCACAGTAGCGGATATAACAGTTACCAGACAGACTTTCCAGACCTAACGCCGTGGTTCAACCAAAACAATAACAGCGGCAAAAGCACAGCAGCTGGAGGCGGCAAAAAAGATAAACAGGGCTTCGGCGGCAGCAAGGGAGGCAGTTTTAAATGAGCTGTGAAAGACCACTTATCAGAGTATACAACCCAAACGACCATAACATAACAGGGTCAATCATGACCCTAGAAAAATACAGAGAAAGAGCGCATAATCCAGAGGCGACATACGAAAGCCTAGCATATAGAAAAGATGTCATGCTGCTACCATGCGGCAAGTGTCTGGGATGCAGACTCAGACAGCGACAAGACTGGGAGACCAGAATGTTGATGGAGTCAAAAACACTCACACCAGCATGGTTTTTCACTCTTACATGGAATCAAGAATATGTGCCTGGAATGATAAGAGCAACAGGCGAACTTATACGTGGAGCAGTACACCAGTGGACAACGGGAGACGCGCCAGAAGTTGTGCAAATCCTATTGCAAGAGGACATGGTACTTTTTAACAAAAGACTCCGAAAAAAACAAGAAATGTCCGATAAATGGGGTACAGACCTCAGATATTTTTATTGCGGCGAATACGGCGAAACCACAGGCAGACCGCATCACCATGCAATCTATTATGGGTTAGAAATACCAGACCTTAAGAAAAAAAGAGGCAATAATCCATACTTTGAGAGCGAAACAATAGACAACATCTGGGGAATGGGCAATGTAATAATTGCAGAGGCGTCACCAGAAACAATGACGTATGTAGCGGGATACGTGACAAAAAAAG